CTTCATTAGCACAACTGCGAAAGCTTTCGCTACCGCGAGTGAGCTTCACGGACGCAACTGCCAGCGACCAAAACACAAGTGTTTCGATCGGAAAGCAGATTGCGCTACCCATGGGAGCAAATGCAACCAAGCGTTCGTTATCGTGGCCGGGAAACCGGACATAATCACTACGCAAGGAGAAGAGAAGTCTACGGAGATGCGGTACCCCTGAAAAGAGGTGCCATATCAACGTAGCAGATAGCGTGTCAGATGCGGATGATAAGTCCACAGTTGCCATGTTATCACGATTAGCAGTGGAAGCCTTAGTGCGATTAAGAGTTTGATCTCTCAGTCGTATCGAGCGCCACAGTAAAGGTTCTTTCTCAAAATGTTGCATTAATCGCTTTAACATCCCTTGTTGAAGATACTGCATAGCAGTAGGTTCAATGGATATTAAACGAGGGCCACGAAAATCCTTAGGAACAAGACATCCCTTGGTCACCATTGGTGACATAAGAGGGATGGGCTTGCTCTGCAGGGTCATTCGTATGTTCGCAGTACCATATAGGAGAAAAGGGAACCACTTCTCGGCTTTTTTAGGCCACGAAGAAAATTCCCACTTCTCGTCACGTTCGTATCCTTCAGCCGTTGCACCCGGTCCATGACCGGGCGTAAATGGCTGGAGAGGAAAACGAGACATCACGATTGAGATAAGCTTAGTAGCTATCTCTATCACTGGGTGGTCGGTCTGTATTCGGACGCTGCGAAGCGCCCGCTGTCCAGACTTAAACTCATTGATAAAGGCAGTATTTATCTTTTCTGGCAAAGCGCATTCGCGCTTCGCATCAAAAAGAAGAAACTGCCGCAAATCGCGTATGGTTGTTAGAGAAGCATTAATCTTAAGTCGACCACATTGATCAAATATTCCTGCAAAACAGGAGTATAAGAAACGTGGCAAACGGGTATTCTTAACCAAGCGAAATGACGTAGGACAATTAAATGTCCCACAAACTAGACCTTGGTCCAGGGCACGTCCCAGAAGGGGAAGTGTTACCTGAGTAAAGCTAGCGCCTTCAGAAGATAGCCTATCAGCTATAACCTGAAGATCATTTAACTGGAAAGGAGTACCGTGATTAATACCGTCAAGCAACATTGCACGACGGAGCGCGCAAAAGCGCACTTGGAACGACTTATGGTTTCCCATCTTTGGGTTTCCTCCAAGCCTTCCATGT